TATAAATTATTTTGGAGCTGGTGGACAATATTTTGATGTTGAATTTTTAGAGAAGTCATATATCCCTGAAATTTGTAAAGAGCCTGAAATGGAAGGTGAATTTATATTAGATGATGAAGATGCATGTGAAGGACATTTTGAAAAACAAAAAGGTGGGCGATTAAAATTATGGATAATGTTGAATGAATATGAAGGTCCATCACATAATGATGAATACTTTTTTGCTGCAGATATTTCCGCTGGAACTGGAGCAAGTAATAGTGTTTTATCAATAGGAAGTGCGAGATTGGGGATGAAAATAGCAGAATGGGCAGACAGTTCAGTAGATCCGAATAAATTAGCAAATCTTGGAGTAGCAATTGCTAAATGGTTTAATAATGCATTTATGATATGGGAAGCAAATGGTCCTGGACAAATTTTCGGGAAAAAAATTGTTGATGAAATAGGATATGACAATATATACTATCGAATGAACGATACTACGGTATCAAAAAAAGTTTCTGATATTCCTGGATGGTGGAGTACAGGAGATTCAAAAACGATTTTATTAGGAATGTATAGGAATAATTTAGGTAATAAAAAATTTATAAATCCGTGTATAGCTGCGGTAAAGGAGTGTTTTCAGTATATATATACCATAAAAGGTATAGAACATAGTAGTATGTTGAATAGTGAAGATGCAGCAGGAGCAAAGAAACATCATGGGGATAGAACGATGTCAGATGCATTGTTAAATAAAGTTTTAATATATGCGGAACGGAAGAAAGAAATAGAAGAGGAAATGCCTGAACAGAGTGTGGGCGGAAGATTCGATAAAACTTTAAAAGAAGAAAGAAGAAACGAAGATGGCTGGTAAAATTGATTATCAAAGATTAAAGACATCGGTCGATGGGAGTTTCAGAAAACTTGGTGATTTTAGGTCATTGAGATTTAATTTTATACAACAGTTTGTTGGATATAATTATAGTAAGAATGGGACAAAAGATAGAGTACCTGTGAATATGATGGAACTTGCAATAAATATATATACAAGGAAACTTGTTGCAAGGAATCCTAAAGTATTAGTTACACCAACAAGAGGGTACAATGATTTATTACCAGCAGCAACGAATTTAGGACTTGCAATTAATCATGTTATAGATGAGATAAAACTGAAGAAAACGCTTCAAAGGGTAGTAGTAGATGCAATGTTTGGAATGGGGATTGTAAAGAAGGGCTTAACTCCGGTAAGTGAAGTTAATGTTGATGGACAAATATTTCAGATAGGGCAACCATATATTGAAGATATATCTATGGATGATTTTGTTTTTGATATGTGGGCGAAGAAATTTTCAAGATGTACATATATGGGGAATAGATATAAAATTCCTTATGAAGATGCAGTAAATAGCGGTATATTCAATCAAGATGTTTTAAAGAAAATACAACCTAAGCGTGAAATTGTAAATAGACAGTCAAGTGAAGGTGGATATGATCCAAAAGCATCATCAATATCAACAGGTAATCCAACGTTTAATGATGAAGAATTTTTAGATTATATTGAATTAATAGATTTATGGCTACCGTTTAATGGGAATAAATTTATTACAATGCCGTATTCATCAACAGAGGATATTTCATGGACAGAACCATTAATGGAAGAAGAGTTTCAAGGTCCGGAAGGTGGCCCGTATGATATATTAACATTTGAAGATGTACCTGATCAGATTATTCCATTACCTCCAGCTTCTAAGTGGTTAGATTTACATGAACTTGCAAATAATTTAATGCGTAAATTCTCTAAGCAGGCTAAAAGACAAAAAACGATATTAGCGGTACGAAAAGGTTCAGGGAAAGATGGACAAAAGATTGTTGAAGCTGAAGATGGTGAAGCTATAGGAGTAAGTCATCCGGAGAATTGTCAAGAATATAAATTTGGTGGAGTGGATAATGTAGGACTTACATTTTATTTACAAGTAAAACAATTACAAAATTACTTTGCTGGGAATTTAGATAGTTTAGGTGGTTTAAGTGCAGTAACAGAAACAGCAACGCAGGATAAATTACTTTCTGATAGTGCTAATGAAATGATAAATGGAATGAAGGACGAGGTTTATGAATTCACTAAAAAGTGTGTTAAATCATTAGGATGGTATTTATGGTATGATCCATTTATAGATATACCATTAACAAAACCGGTAAAAGGAACAAATTTAACTATAAATACACGATTTACTTCTGAAGATAAAGAAGGTGATTTTCTTGATTATAATTTTGATATAGTACCATTTTCATTGCAGGACGATAGTCCATCACAGAAAATAATTAAACTGAATGCAATTATGCAGAATTATATTTTACCTCTTCAGCCAATGTTTCAAGCTCAAGGAGCAATGATAGATGTGCAGGAGCTTACGAGTTTGTTGAGTTCATTGAATTCATTTCCTGAATTAGAAAGATTAATTATATTTACTGAACCAAATGCGGCAGCGCAACAGAATAAACCTATTGGAGATGCAGGAAGTAAATTTTCTCATAGAGTCTATGAAAGAGTTAATCGACCTGGAGCGACAAGAGCAGGACAGGATACAGCAGCAACACAAGCTTTAATGAGTGGATTAAATGGGGGAAATCAGGAAGCGCAAGCAGCAGCAATGATGGGAGGGAGTACAGCATGAATGGAGTAGAAATATTAAATCATCCTTTAATACAAACAGGATTTTTCGGAGTTTGTTTATTGTTATTAGGAATAATTTATTGGTTAATACAAAGATTATTAGATTTAACTGAAAGGAATACTGCAGCATTTACAAAAAATTCTGATGTTATATCTCAATTAGAGGTAAATGCGAAAGAAAGAAAAGATATTTTAAATGATATAAAAGCTGCTCTATTATCAAGACCATGTATGAAAGGGGAACTATAATGCCTGTATATTGTTATAGACAAGAAGAAACTGGAGATCTTATTGAAGAGGTTATGACTTGTGAAGAAATGGAAAAGAGAGAAGTTGAAAGATATGATGATGTTCTTGGTCGTTTCAGGAAATGTATTATAAAAGAAAAAGAAGTTTTATCAGATACTGGATTAGAAAAAGGTGAAGAGATAATTTATTGGAGAGATGTTGTAAGTGAACAAAAAGGGGTTAAATCATTTCCAAAGAATTATCCTCAACATTCTGATGCTATGGGGTGTCATCCTGAAGATGCTCAAGAGGCATATAATGAATCTGTAAAGATGGGAATACCTACAAAATTTGATAATGAAGGTAGAGCAATTTTTGAAAGTGCAGGACATAGAAAACAATATTGTGAAGCGTTTGGTTTTGGAGATAAGAACGCAGGATATTCAGATCCGGTTCCACAAAAAGAAATAAAAACAGTAACAGAAGGAGAGAATTAATTATGGCTAAGCCAACAGTAAAAACAGAAGTAGAATCTGAAGTAAATACTCAAAACGTAAAAACAAGAGAGATACCAAAAGCATTTAATGAACAAACAATGCCAGAGAGTGTGGAAAAAGAAAAACTTCAAAAAGAATATGAAATACCTGGTGATGAAGATATGACAAATGATTTAAAACCTGCATTTGAAGTTGGAAAAATTCCAAAAGAAAAAAAAGAAAAATCAAATAATGTTGATGAAAATGAAGATGATGATAAAGGAGAAACAGAGGATGAAGAAAACAATGAAAACGAAGAGAGCGATGAGGATACTGAAGAAGAAACAGATGAAGAACAAGAAGAATTTTTTGACGAAGGATTAATAAAAAAAGCTTATAAATTAGGATTAGAGGATAGTGATATTCTTGAATTTGACAATAATAATGAGCTTGAAAAACATTTAAAGGTTTTAGAAAAAACCGTATCAAAATTGAAAATTCCAGCAGCGAAGCCAAGAATTCCCGCTGTTGATGTAAATAAGAATGAAGATGATGAAGAATCAGATTTGGAATTGAATCTTGATTTAATTGATCCTGAAATTGCTAAAGCTCTAAAGGCTAGAGATAAGCAAAATCAGACTAAAATTAAGCAATTAGAAAATCTGGTAGTGAAACAGAATGAAGTTCTCAAAGGGATACATGGGAAATTTCAAGAAGAAACAAATGCGAAGATACATACCGCATTTGATGATATGATTTTAGAAACTGTTTCAAAAGAAGGAAATGAAACTTTAAAGAAAGAGTTAGGTGAAGGGAGATACTTTCAAGACAATTTTAGAAACACAAAACAATTTAAAAATCGTGCAAAAGTTTTTGCAGAAATGGAAGCTTTTAGAATTGGGTATGAAGGTGTAGGAAAGAATGTTGACAAAAAAACATTATTTAATTTAGCGCTTAATGTTGTGTATCCGGGATTGTTAAAACAGGAAGCAAAAGGCGAAATTAAAAAAATAATAATAAAAAATAAAAAAACTTTTAGTTTAAAACCAACACATAGAGAAGCAGATC